TGACCGGCAACTAATACGCCGTATTTATGCGTATAGCTCTTATCAAAAGCAAAGTAAGTCGCTGGACCGGGTAATACGTCCGAGTCTTTATCTAAGCAACTTTCAAAGCTGCCAGGCTCGAACGGGCTACTTAAGTTATCGACAAATTGGCAAAGAACCTCCACCCGAAAAGTCATAGGGTCGCTGGTAGCTAGTGAGTGTCTTAATATGTCCTCGGTCATGGTATGACCTAAAGCTGGCACGGCTTCAATCCAGCCGCGAACGTCATCTATAGCGCGGCTCGGGTGAGCAGACCATTCCAGCCAGCCCAGAGAAGGCGAAGCGTTATTAATGGCTTTGTCGCGGAGATCGTTAAGGACTTTACTTGATTTATCACCGGCGTTACTAACTGTGAGCATTTGAGCATTAGGACGGGCGTTCATTGTAAAGCTCACAGCTTCTATAGCTTCTGGCGTGATCGTACGCAACTCATCCAGGAAAACGAAGTCGGCCGTAAGTCCGCGACTACCGGTACCCGTCGCAGCTACTACGATAATCCGGGCGCCGTTCTTAAATCTGATCTCCTGCTTGCCGTTAGTCAGATAGTACCGCTGGTAAAGGTGCATAAGCGTAGGGTTCGAGATAATCATTTCGTTAATCTGGTAAAGCGTCATTTCGGCCTGTTGCGCGTTGACCGACATAATGATTATTGACTTTTCCGAAAAAAGGTAGATTCCCGCGAGTATGCGGACTTTAGCTAGTTCGGTCTTTCCAACTTGGCGACTACACACAATACCGAGCGTACGTCTAACCCACTTGCCGTTCTTTGTCTGCAGTAATTCCCGGAGCGAGGTTTTTTGCCAGGGCATTAGCTCGACGCCGATACTTTCAGCGAAGGCTAACGCCTGGTCTGCCCGTTCACTATCCCCAGCGACGGGAAGCGCTCTAACTCGAGGTTCAGGGCTGCCTATCAAGTTTTCCCCAACTGACTTAAACATTTCGCCGGTTTTTTGTGGATGTCCTAGTTTGTTATCTTTTAAACCCATTTCAAAATTCGGACTAATCGTATCATTCTCGGGTAAATCGGAGTTTACTAAAAGATGGGGGTCAGATTCCAGGCTTAAAAAACCCTTTGTAGTGTACAACTTGTCCGATTTACGGCTATTGCACCTATTACAAATCGCTGCGAGATTTTCTGGGTCATAGAGCGCGCCTCCCTTACTACGGGGGAAAATATGATCGACGCTTCCTGCGTCTGGACTGCCGCAGATGTAACACGTATTCAAATCTCTAGCTAGTATCTCTTTACGCAGTGCGACCCAGCGCTTATCTCTTAGTCCACCTGCCATTAGTACCAGCCTCTAGCTCTATGATGTCTAAGAGCTACTATACAACTACCCTGATACTTATGGTCTAGGTACTTGACAAACCAATCTATCTGTTGTACCGCTGTAGCAGTCTTTAGGTATTCGCTTCTACCTTGTACTAATCCGTAATGGCTACCGTTCTTAGCTCGGTAGTTACCATTACTTTCTAGCCTTATTATCTCTAGACATGACTGTAGCTCTTTGGGTTTAACTACTTGTTTTAAATGAGTTTTCCAATTATCTAAGGACTTACTATAACTACCATAACTCGAGCTATACGCTAGGGAAAGAGACAGGAGAAAGACCAGCCCCCCTCTTACTCCCCCCACTTTAATATCCCCCACTGACAATAGTCAAGCAATTAGGACAGCCTTCGCGTGTCGCCCATATCCACGCACCGCACCCAGTACACCGCTGAATTGACTGCTCACAGTTCACCGTAACCCGCCTGTCTCATTAGGTTTACTAACTGCTCGAAGGATAGTAAGGCCACCCAGTCCCCTATAGAAGCCTCTCCCTGCCCGTTTAAGCGTAGTACGGCCACTCTTAGGTCTAGGTCATTGGCCCTATCTTTTAACTGTCTCATAGTCTCACCTGGGCTAAAATTGGTCCGGGCTTTGACCTCCCAATCGATACCAACTGTCCCGGTTATATCGCTACCCTGGCGCCCTGCCCCAGTACTCTCGGCATAGGGGAAGCCATGAGCTGCTAGATATTGGGCTACGATTTTCTGACTTCTGTAGCCTCTATGCTTTCTGGCTTGACTCATTTCGCACCTGCTCGCCTAGATACTTAGTGTAAGCAGGAGGTATAGATTCCTTAAGATTACCCCAGCCCAGCCAATCTATACCCATAGCTAACTGGCCTTCTAGTAACGTCTTAGCAGTCCTACCGCATTTAGGTATCTCATCATTTATAGAACCGTAAACACCTACCGATCTACCTTGACTCTTATGGTCGCACTTTAAAGTCATTAGCGGCATACTCGACTCAAATATCCTATGACGCCTTACCTTTAGACCAAACATAGAACCGCACAAAGTAACGCCAGTCATAGGAGCTCCTGGTACGTTTTCAATTATATAAGGCTTACCAGTTTCTATTAGTAACTGTCTAACCTCAGCCAATAGATCAGGCTTTGAGGTCGTTTTACCCTGCGCTCTCATTAAATTACCCGTAATACTGTAAAACTGACAGGGTGGGCTAGCGTGAATTATGTCAAAGCCATTTATAAATTCTCTGTCTTTTAGTATTTCTATAGCGTCCGCTTTGTAGAACTCATAGGGATAACTTTTCTTTTTGACAATATCGACCCCCACTACTTCAAAGCCAGCCATAACATACCCAGCACTAGCCCCACCTCCACCGCAAAATAGATCAAGTAAGCGCATTAGGTAGCACCTTCACTAACTCAGCTCTAGGCACTCGCCAGCATGGCTTCTCGTATCCGTCATAGGCGTAGCTATCGTCCTTGCAATACTTGACAGGTAGCCAACCCTCAATAATAAAAGGGTTCTCACCTGTTACGAATATGGCTCTATCGCTGTCCCTGTCTGTAGGTCTAATCGTTAAGTATTCAGGGTTTAGCGAGTGTTTGACTTCCCAATCTGGGAATATGTCTGGCTCGTTTTTAAAAGTGTTTAGCTGAGGCACAAAGTCCGGCACCCCTAACCATTTAGCCGCTGCCATTTCAGAAGCTATAGATAGAAGCTGATACTTAAATTTTAACTCCTCGGTATCAGGCGTAAAGTACGTATCTTTGTAGTTTAACGCTCTATCACTCTCAAACTTGATAACCGCTAGCTTTAAACACACCGTCATTTCGTCGCCGGTTAACGTAACCTGAGCGCTCATCTATGCCTACAGTCTGCACATATCCAAACCGACATCTCTAGCGCCATAATGCCGCCAGCCTTAGAAGTTACTTTGTTACAGCTGTCGCAGGTCTCGGTCTCATCTATAACCGCGTTACCTTCTCGGTCTACCTTTAACGAGATATTGCCAGGATAGATAATCTCCATAGCTCCCATCAGTTAATCCACTCTGGGGCGCATTGTTGAGCTTTAACCTTTTCTGGACACATCCAGCCTTTGTAAGGTTTATTCGTCTTAGGACTAACGCCGGTTAAATACTGGCGCTCGCCATGTTTACAACTGGGTTTAGCATCTCCAACGGTAGCTCCTAAAGTCTCGGCTACTGTTCCTATTGCGTCGCTGATCGTCCAAATGTCCCCCGGCACTGGCTCAGCTGCAGCTAATCGATTAACTTTAGAGGCTTCCTCCCGGCTCATCTTTTTACCTATTTTAGCCTGGAACCCGGCGGCTGCTAAAGCGCGTCCAATCGAGCTAGTTTCCGCATTAGGAATATGAAAATCCTTATTTACGCCTCGATCGCTTACAGTCTCATCCGCGTAACCTGTCGCTATTAAGGTGTGATCGTTTCGGTATACGCTGCATTTAAATATAACCGTCTTACCTTCATTAAATACTAATTCGGTCTCTATTTTGCCGTCTGCGTACTTGGCCCAGAATTTCGCTATACGTTCGTCGACTGGCTCGTAGTCCTCTAAATTAAACATTATGCCCCTATCTCTAATTGAGTAATCTCCATAGTAGCTAATTGGTCAGATAGTCCCCAGCGATAGGCCGGAGTAGTAGTCGTAGCGCTAAAAGTCGTAACTTCTAAAGCGCACTCATTACAGTAATGGCGCTTAGTAACATTAGATTTAGGATTAGTGCTATGCACTGTAACCGTCGCTGGCGTCGTAGCTTTAGGGTGCCAGGTTCCCTTAGCTTTGCCCCAAAGTAATTTACAATAATCGCACCATATACCGGGGTCTGACTTAGTAATCATTCAAACTACTAACAACACCGTTAGAGATATGACGTGCTACAGCTCTACCGCGTTCGTAACCCTCGGAGCGACCAGCGTTAAAACCTTTTGACCAGCCCAGAACTGCAGCCATAAACATAAGTCCGGCATAAACTAAACACATAAATATAAAGGCTAGATCAGGAAGCATTAGCGACCCCCTCGCGGACCTCGTAATTAGTAATAATTGAGTATTCCTCTAAATTATTATCGTAACAAACTCTAAAGCCTTCATTGATAGAGGCTAGGTATGACTTAGCAATTATGAGAGCCAGAGCATTATCAAACCAATAAATAACGCTATAGCCAGGGTTTGACTGTATTCCATCAAACCGACCCGCTTTAATTTGTTTGTCCCAGCTTTTATTAAAAGCCATATAGGTATTACTTAAGGCCTCAAAATCTGCCTTATCCATTTTGAGTATTATTTGAGTAGACATTTTTACACCCTCTCGCTTGGGGCTAAGAGATTACCTCCTAGCCCCTTTAGTATGGCATAGACCCCCGACGGATAGAAAGGCCTTGCCCGGCGTGTCTAGTTTTTTTCTGCCGACCTGCCGTAGTGAGCGTCCTGCTTAGAAAGCGCCCGTAACAGGACGGGTACTAACGCCGCCCAGAAGCCGTTACAGATAAGTTGCCAATCCGCAGAGTTAAACTCTAGCGGGGTCTTACCTACTGAGGCCATTAACGTAATTAGTAGTACTAACAAACCTCGCAGGTACGTACCAGTAGCAGCTATGCACTGTTGCTTCATTTTTTATTATCCAATCCGAGCGCTTTTATACGCTCTATAACCTCTTTAGGGGTGAGGTTAATTTCTGCGTGCATTGAATCGAGCCTGTGGACGTAATCGCCCCCCCACCGACAGCCATATTTAGCAGTTATAGCTCTGATCGTTTTGCATTGTTCAGGTGTGAAAGTATCAGCCTTACCTAGAGGGTGAGCGTTAGCGGAAAAATCAATCGCGGTACCGCTTGCATGGTTCGAGAGCTTTTCAGTTTGTCCTCTAATTGGCCTAAAAGCGTATCCCCACGTATCTAAAGTACCGGCGTCTATTGGCTCTACCAGCTTATGCCACTCCGCAGCTAACGCGACCAGTAACGGCGCCGCCTTTTCAGCCAGGCGTATTTTAATAGTAGTACCAGGTATCGGATAAGATTTAATACCAATTTCTGCGGGGTCCTTACTGGCATGCCAACCGTTAGAGGATTTTAATATGCTCGTCATTGTCGCAATTCCAGCGATAGGTATCATTATTTAAAATTAACTCAGGGTGGCCACAATCAGGCTTAGGGGCTATAAAAGCGTCTGCCTCTGGGTCATAGGTAAAATTTAATCCGGCATAATTATATCTAATCCGGCCGTTATAGCTTGTCCTCACCCATTGTTCGCCGGTCTCCTCAAACATACGAGCTGAAAAAGTATCCTCGTCTGAATCGCACGTAACTATAACCTGGGTAACTATTCCGTTTTCTATTTTTGCGTGATGAGCCATTTAATCCCCTATGCGTTAAAGGTAATAGTGCCAGATGATGAAGCTGTGATCTGATAAACCCGATAACCTGAGCGCGTTGGCTCTGTGTAAGTCAGGTTTGTAAGTGTTGCAGCCGGAAAAGAATTAGCAAAAGCAACTATCACAATTCCAGACCCACCCGCACCGCCGGTATTATTACTTCCTAAATCAGAACCGCCACCGCCACCGCCGCCTGTGTTTACTGTTCCCGAAGTACCGTTACCGACACCCGTAGAACCCGCAGCACCTCCGCCGCCTGTGCCACCTGAACCAGCGGTACCACTTGAGCTAAATCCTCCACCGCCTCCACCGGCTCGAGCCGTTGAAGTACCGTTAATGCTACTACTGCTTCCGTTACCACCACTACCGCCGGTAGACCCTGAACCTGTGCCACCTACTGCACCCGCACCGCCGCCACCGCCAGCTGAGGTATATCCACTGGGGCCAGCACCGCCATTATTTCCCTGACTAGGGCTAGTACTAGGTGTATTACCTGCACCGCCGGGCTGTGAAGTCGCACCGCCGCCACCGCCTGAACCGCCAGCGGTTCCCGCGCCGTCCTGCGTGCCACCTTTACCGCCTCCAGCTGATGAAATTGAATTAAAAGCTGAGGCACTGCCGCTAGTAGGTTGCCCGCCGGTTGAACGCACTCCACCAATACCACCGGCGCCAATAGTTACCGAGTAAGCCACACCGGTCGAAACCGCAAAAGCTGTATCTATTCGGTATCCACCAGCACCGCCACCGGTTCCAAATATCGCTGCACCGCCGCCACCGCCAGCCACTACTAAAACCTCTACTGAGGATAGTGGAGGAGGTTTAACTCCTAAAAATCCAGCGACTATGTTACCGATCATTATGCAATCGCGCCTGTTATTAACCAACTATTTACTGCCAATTTTATCGCTACGGCTGTCTTATATTGTGCCAGGGTTGGGCTGCCGATAGTAGCCCCAGCTGATACCAGGGTCGTAGTCCCAGGCGTCGTCGCAGTTATTGTCAAAGCCCCGGCGCCGCTATTGTAAATACTTATCGCAGTCCCGACCGGCGCGCTAGCAATAGGTAACGTCGCGTCTGTAGGAATATAAAGAGTCTTAGTAGAAGCGTTAGACATAATTACTAAAGACTGATAAACGTCAGCTAATACAACAGTATAAGAAGACGCGCTCTGAGTATTTAACGTAAAAAGGACTAAAGAATTAAAAGTGGTAGACGTAAGCACGTCTCCGGTAACGCTCGGCAGACCAGAAGCCATGTTAAACCTTCTTTCTAGTGTTAGTAGGATAGTACATTGGTACCCAAAATTCCGTAATCTGCGTTCCCAATTATAAACGAGTCGATAATAGGTTCGAGCGTGGTCCAGGTAACCTTCCAACTCGAAACCGTTATATTGTGATTTACTCCGAAAATTTGTAAAGTTTTATTGAGAGTTGAGGTACCAGTAGCCGCAGGTTGCGTGGACTTAACTGTAATAGTGTCGAAGTAATCCAACTGTAAAGCCGCAGCTATTCCAGTGTTATAACCTGGCGTATATAAATCCTTTAAAGTAATTGAGTCGCACCTAATCGAAGTGTCTTTACGACTGGCCACATACGCGAGAGCGTAATTTTTAGCAGCTGTGGTCGAATCCATTAATAAATCCACTTGCTTATAGCTATGAAGGAAGTAGGTCGCAATACTTGTAGCGTCGCTGGCTGACTGAGTGGCCAATCCTGTAGCCGTAATTTGGGCGTCGTTAAAAATTAAATTATCATTTAACACCCATTTAGCCGAGCTGTACTCTATGCCGCTGCCGTCGTCTGCAAAAATTACAGGCGTCGAACCGATACTAGAGCTAGTAAGTTGACGGTCCTGGAACGTGTAATTTCCCGCCGCGTCAATATACCCGGCTCCGTATTCGCTAGTAACTACGGTTTGTAAAGCCTGTAAAGCTGTCCTCGTAGTTCCCGGATCCTGTAAAAGCGACTGCTGGCCCGAGTCGACGTCGCGCATAGAAACAGGCCAGCCTACTGTATTTAAAATTGCGTTTACTCTAGCGCCCGATAACTGTCCGGCTGTAGCTCCCGTTACGGTAGATACATTGGCCATATTAAGGACACGCGACGCGTCGACGCAATTTAGGGTTGTATAGCTGACTTCTCCGACGAGACTTGCCTGGACATAATCGTATGAAACTATATAGCCAGCAAAAAGCGGACTTACTAAATTACTGTTTGTGTCCGTAGCGGTAACGATAATTTTACGGTTTGGAATTATATTAGGGTAGTAAATTGACGTTAAATTTGAAGGATTCCAATTTCCGTCCACGTCAACAATCCGCACTTGACAAGTACCGGCTTGGAATTGGTCAGCGTTAGCGCTACGGCCTCTAGTTATATTAACTGCCTGGACTGTACTAGATACATCTGCCGTAACTGTAGCCGCGTCTGCCAGGATATTAACGCCGATAATTCCTGAATCGATTATCATGGCCTGGCCGAAACTAGCGCCCGAACTAAAGTTTACAATTACGTTAATGGTGGGAGCGCTCACCCTGTACCAGCTCTATTTAGACTGTTTCCGTAAGTGTTGGAGTTTTCAATAGCTCGCCAGACTGACTCGTAAAAGTCCATAGTAGTACCGAAGTTAATACCGCCTTGCATATTTACAGTTACGTTAGGGGCCTGATTAGAGCTAGACCCTGCACTTCTGGACGTCATACTGTCGATTAAATCACTGCTAGGGATATTAGGGACGTTAGTCTGCATAGGTGCAGGCGGGTTACTTACAGCGTTAGCGCCCTGAGGGGCTAAGTTCGTACCAGCGAATAAGCCGCCAGGGTAAGTAAAAGTACTTACAAAAGTTGCGTAAGCCTTAGCGTTATCTTTTTCTAAAGCCAATATTTCGGCAGCGTTTTTCTTTTTAACTGCCAGGATTTCGTTAGCTCTGGCTATTTCTGCGTCCGCGTTCTTTTTCTGCAATACTTCTAATTCCTCTAAAGCTGTTACGTCATCTTTTTTAGTTGTAGTTTTAATAGCGATTAAAGCATTAACCCGAGCTAAATCCTCAGCCGATAAGGTCCGCTGTTTAGCTGCGGTTAACTGGATAATATCCATATCAAACATAGCTTTTAACTTGTCTACTGCGGCCTTTTGTTTCTTTAATAATAGTAAAGCTTTCTCGTCTTTAATAGCTTTTAGTCTGGCTCTCTCTGCAGCTTGAGCCGCTAGTCTTTCGGCTTCTATTGGACTCTGGCGGTTAGTTGCAGTAATACCCGCAGCTACTACGCCTCGACCTCTGTCAGCCATTCCGGCGAGCGCTCCACCTTTTTTAGTACCTGGTACCAGAGGAGTAGTACCAATTTTAACTACACCGGCTAGGATTTTAAATAATGCACTTGATTTAAATTTAGCGGTTGCGTCTGCTATTCCAGTTACAAAGAAAGACGTATTAGCCGCCAAAGTTTCCATAGCGTCGGCCGCGTCCTCTATGCTCTGATCTTTACCAAACATAGTTACGGCATTTATTAGACCATAACCGATAGTCTCTTTAGCCTCACTAGCTGAGACTTGCAATACTGCCATTTTACCCGCGTAAGTATCTACAGCTACCTGGGCCTGGCCTCCGACTAAATTAGTTAACTTTGTTACCTGTTGCTCAAAGCTCATAGTCTTTAAATCGGCTTTAGTAATACCTGCACCTAGAGCGAATAGAGACTTAGTATTACCGAGGTAGGCCTTACTTAACGCTGAGGCCGTTACAGTTACGTCCTTGCCTGTTTGCGCTGTCAGGTCAAGCGCGAGGTTTAATAATCTTTGAGACTTACCGACATCCCCGGTAGCTAGTAAAAGTTTCTGCATGGCCGGTCTAAGCAGGTCCTCAGACACGCCAGAAGCGCGCTGCAGGTTATCTATAAAAGCGTTTAAAGGTAAAGCGGCATAGGCGAGGCCTAGATTTTTTAGAGTATTAGATAAAATCTTTTGGGCTTTTTCATCTGCCATAGCTGCGGATACTGACTGTTTAGCAAAGGCTCCTATAGAAGCGGTCATAGCGGCGAGAGTTAATTTACGGGTTAGACCCATTTTCTTAAAGGATTTTTCTATGCTGCCTAAACCTCTTACGGCCTCTTTAGTACCTTTAGCGTTATAGCTAATTACTACGGGTATCCGAATAGCGTCCTTAGCCATTATTTAAGTACCTTTCTATTTAAAGCGTCTACAGCCCTGGCCATAGCGTGTTCAATATCTTTAACGGCCTGTTTACGGTTATCGTTGACGGCTTTCCAAACTACGCGGGTCTGTTGACCTCTTACTACAATTTTGTCGGGCTTACTTCTTTCCTCAATCATTTTAATAAAGTGTTTACCCTGGGGGCTGTTGCCTCCTCCACCGCGTCCGGCCATTTCGTAGATCATAGCTGCGGCGTTCTCCTGTTTAATTACGTAGGCTTTGCTAGACCAGACGCCCTTAAGTCTTTGACTTTCTAACTTACTTTTAATTCCCATAGTGGCCGCTCTAGGTTTGTATTGTAAGCGTGCCTGGTCCCAATTACTCTTAGAATCTTTTTTATAGTTATCGCCAGGAGGCAGACCCCATTTACT